GGTTAAATGCGCCACATTAACGAATATCACGTTGTCAGGCCTACAGACAATTGACGCTTACACCACATTGGCGGGTGATCGTGTCTTGGTTAAAAATCAGGGTACGGCATCACAAAACGGCATCTATGTTGCTTCTGCGTCTGCGTGGACAAGAGCAACAGACATGGATGTGTGGGCAGAAGTGCCAGGCGCTTATGCGGTGGTTTTGTACGGTGGTCAGGCTCAAACTGCTTGGGTTTCCACTTCCTCTGATACGGGAACAATTAACGTCACCGCCATTACGTTTGTTCAGTTTGCGGGAAATAGCACATACTTTGCGGGAACGGGTCTTAGCCTGGCTGCAAACACGTTCTCAATTACAAACACAGGCGTGACAGCTGCTGCCTATGGGTCTGCATCTAAAACCCTGACAGCCACAGTTAACGCCCAAGGCCAACTGATTGTTTTGGCAGACACAAACATTGCAATTACCAACGCCCAAGTTTCGGGTTTGGGAACAATGTCCACTCAGAACGCCAACAATGTGGCAATTACGGGTGGAACGATCACAGGAACGCCCATCAGCGGATCGACTGTGGGTGGCTCAACAATTACTGCGTCCACTCAGTTTGATGGCCCAGGCACAGGATTAACAGGCACAGCAACAAGCCTTTCAATCGGTGGAAATGCTGCCACAGCGACTACGGCAACGACTGCCACAACTGCGACAACGGCAACCACAGCGACAAACCTTGCGGGTGGTGCAACGGGTTCAGTTCCTTATCAAAGCGCAGCAGCAACAACTGCAATGCTTGGCATTGGCTCAACGGGTCAGGTTCTGACGGTTAATGCGGGCTTACCATCTTGGCAAACATTGTCAGGCGCAGCCGTTACGACTTTCAGCGCAGGGACTACGGGATTCACCCCAAGTTCAGCGACAAGCGGTGCAATTACCCTAGCGGGGACTTTGGCAACGACAAACGGTGGAACGGGTCTTACAGCGTTTACATCAGGCGGTGCGGTCTATGCCTCAAGCACATCAGCTTTAACGACAGGAACGCTTCCTGTGGCCTCTGGCGGCACAGGCGTGACTGCAAGCACAGGAACTGTGGCGGTTGTCTTATCCACTTCACCCACTTTGGTGACTCCCATATTGGGAACGCCTCAATCGGTAACTTTGACATTTGCAACGGGTCTGCCTTTAACCACAGGCGTGACAGGAACTTTGCCCATAGCCAACGGTGGAACTAATGGGACTGCAACTCCGACTGCGGGAACTGTGGCCTATGGGACGGGGACTGCTTACGCATTCTCAGCTGCGGGAACAACAGGCCAGGTGCTTCAATCTAATGGTGCATCAGCACCGACTTGGGTGACTCCAACGGCTTATGCAACGGTTACTGACGACACAACCACTAATGCAACCCGTTACCCCTTGTTTGCAGCCGCTACAGCGGGTAATCTGACGACTGAGTATGTCAGCTCTACCAAGTACCAATTTAACCCCTCTACGGGCATTCTGACAGCCACAGGGTTTAGCGGGTCAGGGGCGAATCTGACAAGCATTCCCAACGCTGCCCTGGTTAACTCTAGCGTCACGATTGGCTCAACGACTATTGCTCTAGGTGCTTCATCTACCACTTTGGCGGGCTTGACTTCTGTTACATCGACAACCTTTGTAGGTGATTTGTCGGGAAATGCGACAACCGCAACAAGCGCAACAAGTGCAACAAACGCAACGAATGTGGGTGTTACCGATAACACAACAACGAATGCAACCTATTACCCAACATTTGTGAGTAACACAACGGGTAATTTGCCTATCACGGTTTCATCCACAAAGTTAAAATACAACCCAAGCACAGGCGCATTAACCGCCAATCAGCTAATCATTGCACCGTAAGGAAACATCATGGGAACTTTAGTCTTTCAGGCAACACTAGGCGGTGCGGTCAACATCATTGGCCCAAATATCGCCAACACCATTAACTTCACTCTCCCAAGCGCTGATGGCACAAGCGGTCAGACTTGGACAACCAACGGTTCTGGTTTATTGACATTTGGCACTTTGGGGGTTGCTGGTGGCGGTACGGGGCTTACAACTCTTGCCACAGGTTCTTTGTCTTATGGTGCTGGTACAAGTGCATTTAGCGCTCTTGCTATTGGTACGGCAGGGCAAATTTTGACTGTTAACTCAGGCGCTACTGCACCCCAATGGTCTACATTAACTGGCGTGGCGGTCACAACCTTTTCTGCGGGTACAACAGGATTTACGCCCTCTAGCGCAACCGCTGGCGCAATCACTTTATCTGGCACATTAGTGGCGGCTAATGGCGGCACAGGTCAATCATCCTATGCTGTGGGTGATCTACTTTACGCATCAACAACTACTGCACTTTCTAAGTTGGCAGATGTTGCTACTGGTAATGCACTTATTTCAGGTGGCGTAGGTGTAGCCCCATCTTGGGGAAAGATTGGTCTTACCACACACGTTTCAGGAACACTCCCTACTGCAAATGGCGGTACAAACCTAACATCATTCACATCAGGCGGTGTGGTGTACGCCTCAAGTACAAGTGCATTGGCTACTGGGTCTGCGCTTACTTGGAGTGGGACTTCATTGGGTCTTACAGGAACTACCTCGGCTATTACCAACGTATTAACGGCAACAACTGCGGCAATATATACACAGTATTCAAATAGCGGAAACAATTTTTACGTTGGTAAAGATGGTAGTGTAAGTGCTTTTGGAACTACTGCATACGCCTCGATATTGTATGAAGCTGGTAATAATCCAATGGTATTTTTTACCAGTGCGACCGAACGAATGAGGATTGATTACCAAGGCAATGTAGGTATTGGTACAAGTTCGCCAGCAAACAAACTTGATGTAATTGGGTCAGCAAATGTAAATGGCAGTCTTACAATTTCACCAAACACCAATTTAAAAAATACATTCACCTTTACAACCAATGCAAGTAATGATGGTCGGTTGTTTATAAAAAGTGATACTACCGATAAAGTAGATATTCAAGCAAACGGGTCAAGTTATTTTGAAGGCTGTACTGTTCGCTTTATTTCAACAATTAGTGTCGGTAACTCTACCCCATCATCAAGCGGTGCGGGTCTAACATTCCCAGTAACTCAATCAGCATCATCAAACGCTAATACTTTGGATGACTATGAGGAGGGTGATTGGACTGCTTCATTTGTACCAAACACAAGTGGCACGATTACGTTGAGTAGTAATACTGGCACGTACACAAAAGTTGGTCGTGTTGTTACCATAAGTGGAAATTTTATAGTCTCATCTGTTTCTAGCCCAACAGGATATTTAAAAATTGCTGGATTACCTTTTGCTGGTGGTTCAAATGCAAAATTTAGATGTGCGATTGCGATAGATGGGACAAATATGAACGCAACTATGACTACTGTTCTTGTGGCAAGTATTCAAGGTGATTCTAATATTTATGTATTTAAACCAGATGGTCTTGGTGGTCAATCATTAACAACTGCCGCAGATATGAAAGCAACTACACAAATTTTTATTGGCGGTACTTACACTATAGATTAACTAATATGGATTTATTAGTCGGACACTTAACTTAAAGGAAAATTATGTCACTTACTAAAACAACTGTAGTAGACCAAATTACTGTTCAAGAGAATGGCATCGTTCTCTATCGTGAAGCAACTCGCATCATGGAAGATGGCGTTCAACTAAGCCAAACCTACCATCGTTCAAGCCTCACACCCGCACAAGACCTGACAGGCGTTCCCGCTAATGTCGTTGCAATTTGCAATACAGTCTGGACTGCTGAAGTGATTGCGGCTTATCAAGCGGCTCAAGAAAGCACAACGCCATGACCACAATAACTTGGACAGTCACAGCAATGGATTGCTACCCACAAGAAGCGGGTAACACAGATGTGGTGTTTACCGTACATTGGACTTGTGCGGGGACAGATGGCACTTACAACGCTTCCATTTACTCCACTTGCTCTGTACCTACCCCGTCAGGCACTTTTACGCCCTATGACCAATTAACGCAATCTCAAGTATTGGGTTGGATTTGGGCTAATGGCGTTGACCAAGCCGCCACAGAAGCAGCTGTCAATCAGCAACTTCAAAACTTGATCAATCCTCCCGTAGTGACTCCCCCACTACCTTGGGCAGCATGATCTGCCAATGGTCAATCACGGGGACTCAAGCCCAAGATGGTTTGATTCTCTGTGCCAAATATTATGTGACTGCAAAGGAAGATGACCTTTCTGTTGAGACAGAGGGTTATTGGACATTTGACAGCCCCAAACTATCAGTTCCTTTTGACCAAGTGACAGAGGAAATGATTGTTGGTTGGATTGAAAAAGAGACTATGCGAGATGGCGTTTGCGTAATAAAATCAAGGTTACAAGAACAATTAGATTCTCTGAGCAAAAGCCAATTTACGCCCCCGCCCTGGCAGCCTCAGACTTTCACCGTGGAAATGTAAGGAAACACTATGGCTGTGCCTTTTGACATTGTTAGCCGAGCGCTAAAAGACATTGGCGCATTAGAAGCTGGTGAAACTCCGACTCCAGACGCAGCGCTTGATGCGTTTGAAATGCTAAACGACATAATTGACCAATGGTCAAACGAAAACATGATGGTTTTCAATGTCACAGAGATCATTTGCCCCGTCATTTCAGGACAAACCCAATACACCATTGGCCCTAACCCATCGACTCAGAACTTTATCGGTGCGTCTTTTACAGGTTCAATTGCGGGAAATATCCTCACGGTGACTGCCATTGCTTCAGGTGCTATTGCCCAAGGGCAAACCCTAAGTGGTACGGGCATCACATCAGGCACAAAGATTACGCAGTTTTTGACGGGTGCGGGTGGCAACATCAATGAACAAGGCACTTATCAGCTGAACATTTCTCAAACCGTTGCATCCACAACAATTACGGCTTACTACCAAAAGCCATTAGGTCTTGATTCTGCGTTTGTCAGGGTTAACACCACATCCAACGGTCAGCCAATTACAGGCGGTGGTTTGGACTACCCAATGTCGGTTTTGGAATTGCACAGTTACCAAATGATTGGTTTAAAGACGCTAAGTGGCCCGTGGCCCAAGGCGGTTTACTTTAACCCAGGCGCTGATTCGGGAAATCTATTTATTTGGCCTAGCCCATCCCAGGGCGAAATGCACTTGTTTGCAAATACCTTGTTTAGCCGTTATGACTCAATATATGAGGACATAGCCCTGCCACAAGGCTATTCAATGGCCCTCAGATGGTGTTTAGCAGAGCGTTTGATGCCCATGTATGGCAAAGCCTCACCAACGCAAATAGCGATGATTCAGCAGTTTGCAGGGCAAGCCAAAGCAACGCTGAAGCGCACAAACATGAGTCCGCTACAAGTGTCACGTTATCCTGATGCTTTGTTGGTCAACAAATCTAAAGACGCTGGATGGATTTTAACAGGCGGCTTTATTTAAAGGACTACCATGCCAGATTTCGGTTTTGTAGGCGCATCATACGAAGCACCAAGCATCTACCAAGATGCCCAAGAGTGCATCAAT